GCTAAAATCTTTTGAGGGTAATTCTAGTTCTAGAGTTTCAAATCTATTTTTTTTAAGTACATAGTATTTAGGCATTTGTTCTCCTTTAGTTAGTTATTAGATAAAATATTATTAAAGCTATTTCAATAGCTATTATAGTTTCAATCATTTGTAATCCATCTGGCTATTTTACCTTTAATAATAGAACCTTTTAATTTTTTCATTTTGTCTTCTACTAAAATTTTTATTACTTGAGCCCTAGAAATTTTAACACCGGGTGCTAGAACTTTTGCTAACTTACCAATATTTCCATAACAAGTATGATCAACAGCTAAACTTTTGTATTTATTTATATCAGTCATTTAATTTAAACTTTTATTATTAATTTGTTTTCGTTCTCGAGAAGCTTTGTAATGATCGACACTACTATGATCACCAAAATAATGAGTATTTCTTTTAAAAGACTCTTGGCAATACCATGTATTAAAAAGATAATTACCTAATTTTCTACAATAATCTATAATAGAATTATTAATTTGAATGTAGCTATTATGATATCCTGTTTTTATGAAACCAATTTTTTTTAAAAACATAACTCCGTTATCAAAATTATTGTCTGGAATTTTTAAATAATCAGATTCCATTAAAAATACTTTTGGATTTTTATTTTTTAATAACATTTCGTTTTTAAATCTTTTAAGATTTACTTCATACCCATTTTTAGTACACATATCTTTATGTATTAGACCAATCATAATATGTAAGGCAGCTAAGGTAGTTTCATTACTAATATCTTCCATTAAAACATCAAAAGGTTTTACTTTCCATTTATTGCCAAGAGTGTAAAGTCCACTGTGAAAAAAACTTAAATGTTGTAACTCAATTATTTTAACTTCTTTACCTTTGTAAAAAGCTTTTATTGTTATTTCGTCTTTAATCATTTGTAATCCTTTTTAAAGTGTTTCATCCATAGCCAATTCCAAAAAGACCAGAATCTATTGTTCCATTTTTTATTCTCAAAGTTATCTACTTCTTCAATCTCATACTCAATAGATAATTTTTTTCTTTCTGCTTCAGGTAAACTCATAAAAATTTTCCAGGCTTTTTTATTGTTTATCATTACTCTTTATCATCTGTTTCATTATAGTGGTCCATGGATTAAATTCAATTTTTGAGCATCCGTTTAAAACCATCAGTATCAGTATAAATTTCACCCAATTCCTCTTCATCTATTTTACCCTTTTTACATATTGAACACTTAACAATAACATCCTCCATAGCAAGTTTATAAGGCACTTTTACTAATGCAGTGCCATTACAAACTGGACAATCAACTTTGTTATTCTTTTGATCCATTCAATAATTTTTTTCTCATTGTATCTACAGGTACTTTTTCTTTTTTAGCTAAGAAAGCAACATAGTCATTTACTAACTTACTAATCATTGCACCTGGCGCTCTAAATTTATTTTTACATAAACCTTTAAGTAAAGAATAGTCTTCCTTAGCTATTGCAACTGATCGCCATCTATTTATGTCCATTTTTATTCTCCAATATTTTAACTTGTTTAACTAATTCCTTTACGCCCTCTTCTAGTTCGGCATTCTTTTGTTTAAATATTTTTAAATTTTTACTAAGAATATCTATACTTTTAAACAATCCATCTCTAGCTTCTTCTAATTTACCCATAGGATCTAAGTTGCCTTCTGGTTGTTGTCCTAAAGGCAATACATTATTCAGTCTTGCTGCTTCAGCGTTCATCTTTTCTATCATTTTTCATCTCCGGTTGGTTGATTTTTTCGTTCTTGTATTTCGTCTTCTACAAAAATTATGGCTGCTGTTCTACCAAAGGGATAAAATTTTTTCCCTGATATATCATACGCAGAAACCATAGTGATTGCATCAATGTAACTATCTAAATGCACTGAATCTTCAGTAGCTGTACCATCAGGATCATTACTTGGTATCTTAGATAATTGTTGGTCTAAGTCTTTCATGATACTCTGAGCTACTATACTATTACATTTAAATCTCATAAATCTTAATTACATGGGATACATGGGATAGTCAACAAAATTATGAAAATACTTTTAACTATTATTATGTGTTCAGCAGTATCTGATACTTGCCTGACCCCCTTTACTTTTGATGAACCTTATAATTCTACATATGAGTGTATGATTGATGGCTATACTAAGGCACTTGAAAAAACTATAGAATTAGGTAAAGAAGATGTTAATGAATATGATATTTATATAAAATTTATGTGTGAGAAAGATAATAAACCCCTAATTTAGAATGATTATAAAGTATATATTATTAGCAACAATATGTTACCAAATGCCAAATATGACAGAAAAATGTATCCAACAAATTAAAAATCCAGTCTTAGATCAACAGAGATGCATAGCTATAGCAAATCATAGTGGTAAGGCCTTTAAGCAAAGAGTGGAAGCTCTGAGTGGCTCTGTGACCTCTTATGAGGCATTTTGTCATGCCATTGACAATCAAGGGTACAATGTTGACTGGTCCGTTAAAATATCTTATACTATCTTATGACAGCTTATCGTATCCAAGCTCGTGTGGGAGGAAAGTATTTAGATACTACTTTAGATGCACCCAGCGATAAAGAGGCTCTCGATAAGTTTGTTCAACTTGCCGGTGAAGGTAAGATAGAAGAAGTTACAACTGATTTCTATACACTTAAATTCATGGGTATAACTTTGGAGGAAATAAATGTTGAGTCCGGAAAAAGTACAAATGTTAAAGAAGCTTCAACACCTGGAGCATAAGTGGTCAGCAGGTTTCCTGACACATGGTGGTTGTAATGTCGAGATGTTGCAAATAGAAAGAGAGATTAAGTCTCAAAGAAATACTATTAAGCATCAAGATGTTCAAGAAAACTTAAGTGCAAGTAGTTTACAACAAAGCGCTTAAGACCTAGGTAAAAAACGTTCACTAGTCCTTAGTGTATTTGTCTGCCCAAATTCGTAATGATTAATTATAGCTAACAGTTTTGGTTTTTTCTCAATTGTAAAGTTAACAATTTTCTTAGCAGCGATTAAAGCTTTTTGGTGAGAGCATCTCCAACGCCATTGATCTTTTCTACTAAAGCCTAAGTTAGCTTTATGAGTAATTGTACCTACACCAATTATTCTTTGAAACTCTGCAATAGGATCTAAGTGGACCATATTAATTTCCATTGATACTCTCCATTTATACTTATGGCCACCTTTAGGATAATCTTTTTTATATTGAACACATCCCTCTCCATCAAATAAACCACCACACCAAGCTTCTGGTTCTAGTCCTCTGATAAACACTTACTTAGCATCTCCCCAAGATTTTCCAATACCATACTCTACAACAAATGGAACTTTAAATTCTATTGTATTCTCCATAGTATCTTTAATTCTTTTTATCTGCTCTTCTCCTTTTGCACCACTCTCTATATTAAAACAAAGCTCATCATGTATTTGTAAGATAGGTAGATCACCACCTTCTACACAATCTAGCATAGCTTGTTTAGTCTGATCAGCAGCACTACCTTGAATTAATCTATTTAAAGCTTTGTAAGTATAGGCTCTTTTAATACCGTCTCTACCATATTTGGCTACAGCATTATCAAATGTTTCCGCCATATGTAAACCGAAGTCTCTTGTTTCCCACTTATCAAACCTACATTTACGGCCTTTCTTAGTACGAATTACTCCTTTTTCACTAGCAGTTTGCATACATCTATCAGATAACATCTTAACAAAAGGTACCTTCCTATTGTATTTACTAATTAAAACATCAGCTTCTTCCTTAGTTACTCCAAGACTTAAGGCTAACTTATTCTTACCCATGCCATACATTAGACCAAGTCCAATAGTCTTAGCTTGGTTTCTTTCAATACCTACTAGATCAGCTACAGTTTGATGAAAGTCTGCATTAGAGTTTTTGTAAGACTCTACTAATTCATTTGATCCTTCATATCCTTCTCCAATACTCGCTGCATAATGAACCGTCATTCGTGGCTCTTGCTGAGAGTAATCAAAGCTACCCCATCTACATCCTTCTTCTGGAATGAATAGAGCTCTAATCAATGGACCAAATTCTTTATTCCTTGAAGGTACTTGTTGTAAATTTGGATTAGACATACTCAATCTACCAGACACAGTTCCGCCACTATCAGATCTAAGTTGATTTATTTCTGCATGGATCCTTGAATCAACCTGGTACTTCATGATAGAAGATAGGAACGTATTATGAAATTTATTAACTTCTCTAGCCTGAACAATCAACTTAGCAATTTTGTGCGGACAATTGACCAACCAGTTTTGTGTAAATGATGGTTCATCGGATTTTGCAGTTCTTGGGTATTCTATTTTCAGCTTATCAAAAGCTATGGCAATCTGGCGTGCTGCCCAAATGTCTGTGTCTATTCCTGATTCTTTTTTTATTGCCGATAGGAGTTCTTTTTCTTGGATCCTCATTTTTGTTCGTAGTTTTTCAGCTCGTTCCACTTCTACTCTAACACCTCGTTGTCTCATCTTAATTAAGTTAGGTAGCAACTTAGATTCCATTTCCCATACAGTAGTTAAACTTTGTGACTGTATCTCTTGTTTAAATCTTTGCCATAATAGAAGCGTGAGTCGTGCATCTTGTTCAGCGTAATAACCAACATGTTCTGCAGGTAACATCCACATCTCAGCTTTAGGATCGACACCATGGTCTGCTGCTGCTTGTTTCAAATCAGTCTCTGCTTTTAACTCTCCTAAATAATCTCTTGATAAATTATTTAAAGAAAAAGAATATCTGTTCTCATCTATAAGAGCTGCTGCAATCATAGTATCAACAATCTCTCCTTCAACTTTAATACCTATCTGTTGTAACCAACCTACATCGTACTGAGCATTATGAAATATTTTAGTACAAGGTAAACTGCATACAGTTTTCATATAAGCTTTCACTTGTTCTGGTATCATGTTACCACCCCCTAAATGACCAAATGGATAATAACCTTGCCAACCTTCTACAGCTACAGCAAAACCAATAATCTCTCCTTTACCTAAAGCCCAGCCAGCACCTAAACCATTATTAATACCTTCATCTCTAGTCTCTAAGTCAATAGCTATTTCAGTAGCTCCGGTTAAATCTTTGTACTCTGATGGACAAGACCAAATATGTTTTTTAAAACTCATGTTAAGTTGTAAGCCACCCATTATTTTTTATCCTTTAGTTTTTTTATTTCTAGATCACAATAATGTTTTATCTTTTCTAAATCTTTTATTTTATCTTTGTTTAAATACCTACAAACATATTTAACAACACACCCTTGAAAGAAAGAGAGATTGTTTTTTGAAATAAATTCGTAAGGTTGTATGGTAAAGTTTTTATAATGATTACCCCCTATTTGTTTAGTCTCTGGGAAATCGTCTTTAAATATATCACTGTTTGTCATTTTTCTCCTGTACATATATTAAATAATCTGCACCCAATGGGTAGTTATACTTATAGTCAGTTCTTAATAGATGTAAAGTTTTTCTTGCCCTAGTTGAACCTGTGTACCAAACTTTTCTTTCGTTAATTTTTTCTTCAGAGTTCTTATGTTTAAATGATGATGGGTAATTACCTTTACCATATAATACTACATTGTCCTTTTCATCCCCCTTAACTGAGTGTATTGTATCTATTATTATAACTGGATCTTTATTTAATTCTGCTTGACCATATCGTTTAAGTAATCTTATGAAGTGTCTTATTTGATTAGGCTTAAAGTTTCTTCTTAGTATCCACCACCATTGTTTAGTCTCGGCTTCATCTGGTAAATCTAAACCACACCATTCTTTTAACTCTTTAAAATCATATTCTTGAAAGTCTGGTTGGTTAGACCAAAACTTTTCTGCTCTAAATTTAGGATCAGATAGTTCTCTTATATACTGATACATAACTTTGGCCTGCATCTTATTTAATTTTTTACCATTACTTAAATGTGTCCAGGCTTTAATAGCTTCCCATTGTTTAACATCAAAACATTTAACATCTTTATTATCTTTAAAATATAAACCTGCATCCTTAGCTAACATCCTAAGTTCATTAACACTACTA